CTGCGGGGGTTTCCAACTTTCTTGCTAGGTGCTTTAAGGTCAGATCCAGGATTTTCGCGTTCGTAACTTCTTCTGCCTTTTTCGTTAAGTCCGCCTGACTTGTTTTGTCCTGACTTTTTTGTCCATGCTGCTCCTTCTTCGACATTGTTTGTCTCCTCTTTTTTTACACAGCGGTTGTACGTTTTTCCGAATAGTTTTTGGGTTCCTTTCTTCTCATAACCTTTCCAACATTTTTTCGCTTCGTCGAATGTAACTTCTTCGTTCTTAGGGCGACAATCATTTACCAATTTGCCCCCTTTCATTTTCATTCCTACTTTTTTATGCGTTTTCCAACATTCCGCTTGGAATTTAGCAAAGGTCGTTGTACCTTCAAATTCTTCTTTCTTAGTTTTATTTCCCCAATTCTTTGCACCAACTTTTCGGCATTTGACAAGTGCACCGCTTGCATAAGCACTTGGCCAAACTGAATAACGAGATTTTACTTTCGTATAACAGGCATCTTTCTTGCCCTCAAGAAATGTTTTAAATGAATTCATCTGTTCTGTTGCCACGTTTTTTGCCTTACCTTTTCTATTTGGGTTTGGGTCTTGACGGTTCTTACGACGAAAAGCAGCATCCTCTTCCTTTTTATTGAGGTTGCGCTTCATCTTAGATGATCCACATTTTGGTTTAGTTTTTTGTCCTGGTTGTCTAGCACAGGGCTTTCCTGAGTATTTACCGCCCAGTTGAACCCAACCAGGGGTACCATCAGAAGAGCGACTCTTGCTAAACCAGTCACGCAAAGAACTATCACCACTTTTGTTTTCATCTAATCTCATCGTAAACGATAGAACACTTACTTATTATTTAGTATTCCTTTTTTTAGTAACTTCTGCAACTCTGTAGTTGACCCAACAAAAACAGCATTATTAGTTACATTACCACCTGTTGATTTTCCACTATCTTCCTCAAGTTGTTTTAGTTTCTTTTGTAAATCTAAAAGTTTATCTGTATTATCACCAACACTTTTTAAAATTTGACCAGCAACTTCATATGCTCTAGGACTGTCACTTTCTGCTGCTAGTTCCATGATTCCGTTGAGTGCTTCTTGTCCCTTTTCAATTAAGGAATACAAGTTACCTCTAGTGTATTCATAATCTTTAGTTATATCATCTGTTTCTTGTTTAGGAATTGGCACAGCATCTTTCTGAATCTCAGTAATACTAGATTCGATTGATGTATCTAGTGCTTCATTAATTTCGTCAAATTTGTTGTCTTTCATCATCCGTCAACATCCTTTCCTTCACTTGGACTATATTTAGTTGGAGTCAAATAAATTGATGTAGTTTCATTGAATCCAAAATCATCACCTGCTTCGACTAACGGATCATCGGCAGCAGTAATCGCTCCGTCGTCGTTGTAATCTTTTTTCGCTTTTGGTGTAGTTGTATATCTGACACTCTTTCTTGCGGTTCTTGTATTTGTATCTTGGTAGATATCGACCATAACCTTCTTGATGATTCCATCTGGAGAATCTGCGATTGCACCGAAGAGTTGAGTTTTTGCAGTAAAAGTCAATGTATAAATGAGTGCTCTACGAGTTGTAAAGTCTCCCTCATATTCATCAGAAAAACTAATATTGTTTAGTGTAATAGGAATATCTCTTTTCTCTCCAATAGAACTTACTAGGTCTATCGTAACATTAAAACTTGGTTGGAAATAAGGTAATATCTGTTCAATAATTTGTAAAGCATCATCATTTAATTTTGTAAAAATTGATAATGAAAATTGAAGGTTATAAGGAACAGGCATGAATACCTTTTTCAAAGAACCACTGGGTTTCATAGTGGTTTTGAATGTTTGAGTAATTCCTGTTTTTCTTGTTGCATCATACTCAATACCAGTCATTTCAAATGACATTCTTGGTAAAGTAATTGCAATGTCTCTCTCATTTGTTTTACCTTGCTCAATTCTTGCCAAGAATTTTTGTGCAGGACCATATGCTAGGGGTACCTTAATTGCACTAATATCCTTACCATTAGCATCTTGATGGCGTAGTTGAATATTATTAAATAAGGTTCCGAAACCAATAATTGTTTTTCTTAGGATTTCGTGATAGTAATACTGCCCTAACATTAGAATTCACCAAATGGGTTTTTCTCAGAAAAATCTAAGATTAAATCTGCCTCTGTTTCAAAGACATCACCTTCATTGAAAGCATCATAAGTATCTTCAAAATTATATGTTCTCACAGTGTATGTAGCAGATGAGGAAGAACCAACAACTGTTTCCCCGTCATAGAAGGTTCCAGTAACAATACCAACCTTAAGAACACCCTTAGTTGCATCCCATTCCCTAACTCTTGCTGTTGTACTGCTTGATTGCCCAGTAACTAGTTCATTGTATACATAAGTGCCAGTTCCGTTCTGAGGAGCACCAGAGAAGGTTACAGAAGGTGCCTCTGTATATCCAGCACCTGCATTAGTAATGTATACATTAGTAACTTGACCTCTAGAATTAAGAGTTGCAAATGCAGTTGCATCAACTCCACCAGCTGGTGCAGTTCCTATAGCAACAGTTGGCGCAGAAGCATATTGAGTTCCTGATGTTCCAACAGTAATTTCTCCAACACCGAAGGAAGTTCCAGATCCAACTACAAAAGTACAAGTTGCAATTGCACCAGATCCACCACCACCTGTAATGAAGATAGTTGGTTTTTCACTATATCCATAACCTGCATTTGTTAATCTAATTGCTTCTACTGCCTGTAATTGTCCCATAGCAGTTGTGATTGCAACAGCAGTAGCAGTCGTAAATCCAACTGGAGGAGAAGTGAATGTTACTAGAGGAGTGCTTGTATATCCATATCCATCATTCTGTAAGAATACTTGACCAACATAACCAGTAGTTGTACTTGCAGTTCCTAAAGCAGTGGTTCCATTTCCTACAATGTTTAATGTAGTAATAAATCCTTCATCAAGAACTGTCTTATCAATACTGTCAATACCTGTATCAAGTACCTCATCCTCGTACTCGAATAATTCACATCTAAGTTCAAAAACGTAGTTTTTACGAAGCATGAAGAAAGGTTTTTCTACTTCTACATACTTGATCTCAAATAACTTTTTCCCAAGTGGGAAGTATACTAAATCACCCTCTCTAGGGGTATCAAAGAATTCAACTTCATCATCATCCATCTGATCCATAAATGGACGGATAAAATCTGTAAACCTCTCTTTAGAAATAATCAATTGTACTTCATCTTTTAGAGTGATTCCAAATTTTGTTAAGATATCTCCATTCCCTTGGAACCCATCATAGTTTTGCAAATATGCTTCAATGGTAAAATTATCATCAAACTTTGATGATTGCACTTCTTCTATAATTGATTTTTTATTTACAAACTTCCTTGGAATGTATGTGACATCAATACCATACATCCTCAACTGTTCGTTGATTAAATCTTGTACAAGGTTCTGTTCTCCAGATGACCCTTGTATAAAAAAGGGATTGAGTGCCATTATCCGATAAGATCAAAAGGTGGGAGTTCGTACTCGCTAATCATTGCCTGTCTCAACTCAGTGAGTTCTCTTTCAGCATCGTCATATATTGGTCTTCCATTTAATTCAATACCACCAGGAAGTTTTACACCTTGAAATTTAATTAAGTTCTGACCCCATTGTCTTTTAATCAATGCAGTAGCATATCGTTTTAAGAAATAATTATTCCAAACTAACTGATTAGTTGATGGATCAAGTGCTCTGTAACAATCAATAATAATATAATCATCTACAGTTGCATTATTCCACTCAATGTCAATATAAAGTTTTCCTTGAGTTTTATTAAATCTTATTTGCTTATCAGTTGTAAGTAATCTATCAATAGTCTCTAAGTGACTCTTAACCATAGAGTAACTTAATAACTCACTAGCACCCAACCAATAAATGTCATTTAAAAATAATTGATATTTAACACTGAACATTCCACTAGAAATGCTACTGCTGTCAAATCTGAATACTTTATTTACTCCAATAACATCATCTGGAATCTTTAAAAAATTACTATTCTCTTCAAAGTTAAAACCAACACTACTTCCAGTAATAGTAGCACTATCTGTTGTTGTAGTTATACCTGCACCTTGATTTCCAACTCTTGCTTTTCCTCTATCAATATCGTCTTGTGTAATCTTATATTTCAAATATTGACTTTCAGTTCCATCAAAATGTCTCTCTTGCCAAAACTGCAAAGCATCATCTACCAAATCATCAATTTGGTCATCATCAACATTGATTTCTAATACAGGAGCACCTAATTGCCTTAGGCAATAGTCTTTAAATCCTTCTCTGGTAGATGGTTTTGCCATATTTACCCACTTACAGTAATGTCAACATTTTCTTTGTCGTTATTATTTAGAACGGTTACCTTCTGGGCAGTAGAAGTTTTAATTAACTTTGTATCCACCTCTGCATCTTTAGGAACAGTTATTTTTTGAGTATAAGTCATGTGGTTACTCCTGCTCTTACCATTGCTGAACCTTCTATAACATGTACTTTATCTCCACCAGATTCTGTAATCAGAACATCATATCTGTAACGACCTTCTTTTAATCTAGTAGTATCTGTTGCGGTCATTGTTAATTTTAATTCACCACCTGCAAGATCAGTAGAAGTCATTGCAAAACCCACTCCAGAACTAGCACCAGGATGTTTTTTCAAAATAGCACTCATTCCAGCACCAACTAAACTGTAAGAAGTCTCATCTGGATTTCTTAAGTTATAGGTCTCATTGAAAGTTGAACCAGTATTAATAACAATATTTTTATTGTAAACTGCTGCCATCAGAAAAAAATATATACCGTTTAGTTATTTAGTCCTTTTATTAAATCTCTAATCAAACCTTTCAGTTCTTTAAGATCTCCCTTGATTTCTTCAACTTCAAGATCCATCTTTTCAACTTTAGCATTTTGCTCTTCTTGTTTCCTCTGGATTGCCTCAGATCTTTTTTTGTTCTGCTGATAGATTTTGTAAGCAGTATTATCCATATTCAAAACTGCACCAGTCTCCATGTCTTTAAAAAGACCAGGATTATCTGCTACTGGTCTAATATCAAATTCTTCAGAATAATTCATTAAAGAAAATTCCTCATC